TACTTCCCGCAATTCTCGCTACATTTTTTGTTTTCTATCGGGTCTGCTGCAAACTCGTCTATCAGCGCATAGTCGCAGGGACTTCCGAAGATGTCCGCTATAATTTCAGCATCGGTCATTGCTTGTCCTCCTTGATGTTAATATAAAGAGTGCCGTCATCCGGCATAGACGATATGTAATTGGCGAGCATCACCAACAACTTTGCGATACTCTCTGCTGTCCCAGATGCGAGTAGAGTTGCGTCCTTGCTATCATAGCGGAGTAAATCAGTCTCGCCATCGTGTTTGTCGAATATGTAATTTGCCTCTTTCATTGTTTATCCTCCTTGTTGTTCAATTTCTTCAGTTCATACACCACTACAAAGAGTAGCCAAGTTATTCCCATCAATAAGGCACAAATCAGTTCTTCCATGTTCGCATCAATTATTCGCATATCTTTTTCATTTTCCGCAAAATTAACGAATTAATCTTGATTTTGCAAGTGGGTTTTCAAGGAGGGAAAGAAAAACCTCCCCAGAGTGGGGAGGAGATTCTAAGGAGGTCAGTTATGGGTTTGACTGACTTATTTGACCACTAAATATCTCTCAGCATTACGGATGATATAGCAACGTGAGCAAAAATCTCCATAAGCGAGTGAGGAATAGTCCGCACCACCATAGTAGAAATAATCCCTGCCTGCATATTTGACAACAAGGTCTCCGCTTTTCGTCAGCCACGCCTGCATATCCCTTGTGCAATAGGCATAGTTCTTTGTGGTCATCACGCCTCCCACTTTTGCGGGATGTTGCCCATATGAGTTATCGTGCCAAATCTCAAAGAACTTTATGCCGTCCCAAGTCGCAATGACCCTGCCCAAATGCTGGCGCATAAAGACCTCGTTTTGTGCCTCGGTTGATGCTTGGTTTTCCCTTGTCACGCACAACAATGCAGGGCTATTGACATCTCGTCTTGATTGTGCTGCTGCACAATAAGATGTGCCGTTAAAATTAAACGGAAGGATTTCGTGGGCTATCTCAATTTCGGAAAAGCCTCCGTCTGCAAGTCTGTTGATAGCATACAATGCACCGATACCGGAATTGTCCGACCCGAAGACTATCCTATCCTTGAAAGGATAACCATTCACTACCTGCATATATGCCAATTGGGGAAGAATCAGTTGCTCTCGGATAGGAAGACACGTCCAATCCGCATCCCCTGCCTGCATTCCCTTGTCAGTATAGAACAAGTTACGATTGGTCTCTCCTACTATTACCCAAATGGTGTCACTATAAGGGTCTATCATTATGCCGTGGGTATGCGAGGGTTGAGATATACCATCGGACACGCCTTCCGAAATATGATTTCTTGTCTGAAAGACCTCCTTCCAAGTCACACCGCAATCCTCCGAATACCACACTCTGCCCCAATCATCGTGCAGGCTATCTCTTGAGCCGTATTCGGTCATCAAGACCTTCTGCCCATAAACCTGCAAAGACCAATCGTACATATTTGCGGTCACATAGGTTGTCCCACCATCGGCAAGTCCATGAGAGCCTATCACCCTGCTTGCATTTCCGTCAATGTCAGTACCTGTGCAGATGGTTGCAGATTGTCTATCTGCGGAAATTCTTATCAGTCCGAGAAATACATTGTAATTGGTATTGCCCAGTTCATCGGTGGCAGGAAGGGATACATCGGTATATTTGCACCCTACTATGAGACTGCCATCCGCACACTCCTTAACAATCTTTATATCATTGATTGCTATGTTTGCGATGGTAATACCATCATCTACCGAATCATTGAAACCCCTGAATATGCTCTCAAAAGAGACGAAATCAGTTGTAACCTCCAGAATTGTTCTTGCCCAATTGCTTGACGCATCTGCCCAATGATTGGTCGGATAAAAGCATATATAGAACTTGTCATCCTCGCCTTTCCCGACAATCTTACGCATATATCCGGCTTCGGGAGTAAAATCTATCTCTTCCCCGATATTGCCGTCAAGAATACCATCCTCTATGAAACGAGAATCGGCAAGGGACTCATATTGTTTGAAACTTGTGTTGGCAGCGAAATATCGGAGATTGCCGTTCTGCACACCTGCCGATGTGCGATACCTTGGTTCTGGAGATGATACCTTACTACGGAACTGCATACCGCCTACGGAAATCAACCCTTTTGCGGTTGATTCAGCCATCTCCCGCATAGTGTTAAACTCGTTCTTCTCAACATATCCGATATTCTTCCGAGTGTTGAAGTAGAAATACGATACGTTGATGGCTGCACTATGAAGGCTTATGACAACCTTTGCAGTTCTCGCAGGTAAATATACTCTGCTATTTATTGTCCTTATGGCACTTTCGGAGTTGTAAGGCACTAAATGCCCTATATAAGCATCATCGGAATCAAGGAATGCGAACATTGCGACATTGGATGTCGCTACCGCAGTATTCGCTACGAAATTTATATAATCCGCATTTTCAGCATTGATGGTTTTGCTGAACCATATATTGTTTCCTGCCTTGAATTCTTTTGAGTTGAAATCATAGTATGTGGTGTCCCTTTCAGTCCGCAAGTCATATTCCGTTACCGATTCTCTGCTTGATGTTGAGACCTTCCACACCTCTTTTTCGTAGTAGTTGTTATAACACAAAACGATATAGCAATCTTCTTTCGCAAGATACGATAACAACCCTTGTTCGCCCTTCAGCACGACACCCCCCAAGTTCCCTTCACTATCACTCAATGCTGCTACCGGACAAGTCAAAACCGAAGTAGAAGTGACTGGCTTACATTTGACAAATAATCTATCTCCTGCCGATAATTTGATTGGGTCGGTCACTATATAATTGGTTTGGGATGAAGAAATCTTTGCTGCCGTTCTTCCCAAGAATAAAGGCTGAAGATAATATCCGGCATTTTCGGTCACTTCAATGTCCTCCCTTCTCAATCCTTCGTATATTGCGTTCACATCTTTTTGCAGGAGGTCTCGGATGGCGGTTGTATAGTCTTTACCATTAAGCACAACCTTTGAAGGCTCTCGGCTTGCCCCTTGATATGCCATAGAGATAAGCAAATACTTAGCATCGGAAGGGATAGTGCCTTCCGCACTACTATGTGGCGATAACGCAGTCGGTGCAGTTCCAGAAGCATAAGAAACTGCAAGACCGCTTATGGCCTTTTCAGTTAAGAAAGCGAAAATGCAAAGATTTGCTGCTGTTTCAATGCGATATGTCCAACCTCCTTCTACTTTGATGCAATTTGAATAAGAGCCTTGCGAGATGACGAGTATTCCATTATTAGTATTCAGCAGACCCTCCACTATATTCTGCCCATACAATACCCCGAATACTTCATCATCTATGTCGGTAATATCGTCACGCAGAACTTCTGTATCTTCGTTTAGTGTATTTACCTCTCCATTCTTATTTAACACGACATCCCCACTCGCCAAAGATTTTTGTGTGGAAATGACAACCGCCATATCCTTCGGAGCAACGAAACTGACATCTTCCGCTTCTCTTGTGGCATACTCTTTCACATAGATGTAATCGTCATCCAAGTGTTCAGCGATAGCCAATACCCTAATGGTCGAATCAGAACCACCGGAAAACGTTATGGTGTCGCCTTTCTTCAGTTGGATGTCATTGCTCTTTTTGTAGCCGGAGTTTGTTGAGACTTGACCAATCGAACCCGTATAGTAAATCATTCCGTTAGTCCAAGTAATGTCAAGGGTCTCGGTTGCTCCCGTTAAGTCATCCACATTTTGGTTTAACTGCCCGACTTCCTCCTTGCTCGCAGCGGGACTCACGACCTTGCTCCAAGCCGTCCCGCTCCACACAAGCAATGCCACCTCGTCCGAGGCTACCACGATGTTCCCGAAATTGGGATACGTTCCCGCTGCCCCTGCGAGGTAGTAGGCCTTCCCTTCCGGAGTTGTGGGGTTTGTGGAAATGGTCGCCACCCCGAGGAAGGTGTACCCTTCCCCGAGGACATCTACCATCTCGTTCAGTACATCATTGAGAATCGCCCCCGTTATCGCTTGCTGACCATTGGTGTTTATCGAAGCATCAATGGTCGCTTTCAGTGCTGAGTAATCTGCCATATCTTTTTTGTTTTAAATATATCTCTTGAATAGTTTGTAAATTTCCCTTCGCCACCCTATGAGGGCGAGAATTAATATTGCCCAAAATGCCCGCAGACGGACTTTCTTCCACCAACCCAAGGGTTGCTCCACTTTGCGCTCAATCGTGCGTTGTACGGCTATTGTGTCGCATTTGGTGCGGATTATGGTGTCCACCTTGGTAACAACCCGCTCCCGCCATCGGTCTCGGTACTCCGTTATCCGTATCGTGTCCCCTGCGACCCGCTCCTTGATGTAGATGGAGTCCCTTCGCACGACACTATCCCGAAGGTAGGCCGTCACGTAGGTCGTGTCCCTCTGCACCTGCACCCGCTCAATTATGCGGGGGGAACAACTGACAAGGCACAAGGCAATCGGTAACACCTTGATACCATTTAGCCGTAGTAGTCCCATATCACGTTTTGTGTTTTGTCTGGGTCGCAATCTGCGTGGACATACGTCTTCCCGATTCCTATGCGGGTGAATCCGGCTTCCATCAACCCCCTCACTACCTTCCATCGGTTGGAGTATGAGTTGCAGCGGATGTCCACCGCCATCCCCTTGCAATGGGAGGACGTTCCCGTCCGGCCTCTGCCCTTCTCCCAAGCGACCGAGCGGTATGCGCTATTCAGCACGAACGGGATTCCGGCCTTCTCCCTTGCGAGGTCAAGTTTCCCGATGAGTCGGGCATCCATATCTTGCAGGGAACAAGACGGGGTGCATTTCCGAAACTCGGACTCGTTGAAGTACTTTGCCACTATCATTTTTCCTCCTCCTTATTTCCGTATCCGCAGCGGTCGCACCTATTCTTCAGCCTTTCCTCGTTGGCTGCATCAACTGGGCACGCTGCATCGGGGTTCGTATATTTCAGACGACATTTGTGGGTTTGCTGAATTACGGCCGATTTCTCCGCACTATCCAAGCGCTCCCGTTCGTAGTCTGCGTTCCTTTCGTGATAGAACTTGCGCTGCTCTTCCAACATCTCCACCATCATATCGTAGGGAGTCTTCCTTTTCCCTTCCCTTGCATTGAGCCACGCCCAAATGCCACCGCCCCCAGTAAGGAGCGCCACGACTGCGGTAATGATATTTGTCGTATCGAATGCCATAGCCTTAGAAGATTAGAAAGTCCTCATTATAGTCACTCCCGAAGTCGGGGAACTCTTCCCCGCAGGGCGTAGAAGGGACGGAGAAGGTAACGTTGCAGTACGCACCCGCACAGACATCCAAAAACCTTTGGTTGAAGGTTTGGAACGTGTAATCATCCTCCACGTAGATGTCCGCATCGTCCAAGGTCTGCAAGATGTTCCGAAGGGTGGAAATGCCCGTACTCTGCACCTCCACCTCGTTGCTCCCGTCCTCGGTCAGCCTATCCACATAGAAGAAAGTGAAGGAATAGTGCATCGTATCCGTTTCCACCTCGTAGCGGTGTTCCCGCTGCAACCAAGCGAACACCCCGTAAAGGACGTTCGGGGCTGAGTTGATGCGGAAGACATCGTTTCGCACTATCATATTGACGGAGGGCTGCCCCTTCGCCACGATTTCGATTGCCCGTATTACCTCGCTGAGTGTCATCTTATCCCTTGTATGGTTTAATCGTCCGGCCTCTCCTATCGTACCCACGTGCCCCACCGAGGAAGATTCCGCAGGTCGCAGCGCTATAGAGGTTCGCCCGTATCTTGTTGCAGGCGCATTCCGTCAGTTCGGGGAACGCCTCCCTATTGTCAAGGAGGAAATTCTGAAGGTCTATGCAAGTGGAATCGGCCTTCGCTTGGTAATAGTATTGCATCTTTGCAATCTCATCCTGCGTGGCTACCTGCAAGTTCTCATCGTTGGACTTGGCGACTCCGAAGTTGCCTATCTTGTAGGACACCTTCAGACACACTTCCACGATAGCGGAATAGGCGAGGAAATATTGGCAACGTTCGACCAAATCCTTGTACGCCTCATTCCCTTCCGCATCGAACTGCTTCGCCTGCCCGATTTCGACAAGCCGTTCCAGAAGGCAGTCCCCGAGGATTCCCCTCAGTTTGATGTCTTGAGCCTCCCGTATTGAAGGCTGCAAGAACTTTCCGGCAAGGTTGTCGGAAATGCTGCTCACGCTCTTCACGAACGCTTCGGATGTAAGAAGAAATTTTGCCATATCAGTTCACCTCCGTTTCCGTTTCGCCCGCAATGCTGAAGGGCGTAATTGTCATAACTCCGGCCTTGCCGAATATCTTGTCATACGCATCGCAGATTTGCCTTTGTACGGGCCTTATCATCGTGCGGGCGTATAACTTATAGGACTGCTCAAATTCGTCCGTAGAAAAGCCCGTATTCGCTTCTGAGGTCAAACCGAAAAGAAGGGGGATTGCTCGGAACGATGCGAATATTTGCTGACGTACCCAAGTGGCGAGGCTCTTGTACCTTTCCCCGAAATCCTTTACCTCAAATTCTTGGATTTCGGTCTGGGACTCCTTGTTGGGATTCCAACTGAAGGCAATGCGACCTCCATTTTTCACGCCACCGAATTTTTCGTTAAAGTCGTTTTCTATCTCTTTTTTAACCTCATCCGAAGCCTCCCCGTTATTGAAGTTGATGATGGCGGAAGCGACAAAGTGGTTGTTGAGGTCTGCGATATGGAAGTCGTCTATCATACGCTCCATTTCGCACGCCTTCAGCGCTGCCCCGTAGGGGGCTTGGGGATATGTCCTTGTGTGGCTATTCTTGACGAAGAGGATCGAAGAGGCGTGCCGGTTGCGCTCTTCGTCCGACATCTTGGCCCAATCAAGGCGGGGCATAAATGCGGGATAGACGATGACATCCTTGTGCCCCTTCTTCGCCCAATCCTCGCAGTAGTAGAAGACGTTCCCGTCCTTGTTCGTTCTGAGGAAGCGCATATCTATATAATAGATCTCTGCGACATCTCCGGCAAAGTTGCGGATTATCTGGAGGGCGAAGCCCCCGTAAATCCACCTATCAAGAGCCAGGTCACGCACCTGCTCTGCGATCGTGTCCCCCCGCAGATTCATAACGTCCGCACCGAGTTCGGGCCGGAACGGCTGCAACCCGATGTTGTCTCCGCACGTGTAGTCCACGTTTCCGGCAATGATTGAGTGCAGCGTGGGGCATTCGTTGTAGAGGTCCTGCAAGTAGTCGGGGAAAAGGTTCTGCGTTCCCCATTCCATCATATCCTTTGACGATATGAGAGTTTCGGTAGGCAGGATCATCGGCTCATCCTTGTAGGGGTCAATGGCTGCGAACCTAAAGTTATTCGTTTTCGTATTGCTCATATTCTATCTCGCTATTGTATTCTTCATCCGTGGAGTATTCCCCGACTCTCAGCACACCGGAAGCGACACGGACACCGCCCTGCCTCAGTTCGTATTCGTATTCCCCGTTGTCCATCCCTTCGGGAAGGCTGACGGAGATGCACCAATAAAGGGCGCTCTCTCCGGAATCGGCAACGCTCCCGATTTCGTACTCTGCGAGAGTGGTGGTGTTCCGGAGCGTGAGGGAGAGCGAACCCGTCCCCGTGATGTTCTTCGGGATGCGGGTCACTTGTGCGCTATCGTTGTTCCGCAAATAGACCATTGTTCCGTTTTATTACTAAATAGCCCCCGCCCGAAAAGCGGAAAGGAAAAACCCCCGCCACGAAGGCGAGGGCCAAACACAACACAAAATGAAAAAGAAAAAGAACTTTTAAGCCAAAAGGCCGGAAATGACGGAAGCGTCCACTTCGTAGGGGAACTCCGCACTCTCATCGTGCAGGGTCACTTCGTAGCGGTTGAGGTCGCTGCGCTGCGTTCCGGTCTGCCCGTTGCTGCCATCAGCAATGGTGACGGGATCGTCATAACCCAGATACCAATATTTGCCGTTCTTGTCCTTGACGATCGCAACGAGGTCGGACATAGCCATAGCGACTACTTCGACCCTCTTTGTGGTCTCCATCCTTGTGAACTGCATAATGAGGTCGGAAGCCACGCTCTTGTTGTCTCCGTCCCCTACGGAAATTGTCGAAGTGAGAGAACCCGTATTCCTCGGGAAGGAATAGGTCTTGAAGGTAGCCCCGCTCGCCATAGTGATGGCTGAAATCTTGCCGTCCGTGATTGTCTTGCTTGCCACGTCTGCGAAGTTGGCGAGGTATACCTCTACGATGCCTCCGAGGTTGCTATTGCAATCCTTGGCGAGGCCGGAAAGTGTCTGTGAACAACTCATATCTTGGAAACTTTTTTGTCGTTATCAAAAAGGGGGCGGGACTTGACTGCCCCGTCCCCGTTATCGTGAAATGAAAACCGCAGAGTTTATGCGTTTGCAACTGAGATTGCAACAGGCTGGACAAGTGCGGGGGCTGCTGCGAATGTTCCGACTACGATGTGGTCGGGGAAGTGGTAAGCGACACCGCTGACCCATTCGACATCAACCTTCCATACCCTATCATCCTGCGAGAACCAAATGTCGTAGACTTCCTCATCGTTCTCCATATCAGTTCCGTAAACGAGGTTCTCGGGGAAGGTTGCGACAACCTTCAGAGATCCTGCGAGTCCGGGAGTGTAGATGACCTTGACGTTTGAGCCGGGGAGGAAGAACTCCTTCGGGAAGGCTGCCTCCGGACCTGCGTAGTGGTAGAAGTTGAGCGCCACCATATCGGCAAGGAATGAGCGGTAGATGGCGGGGGAGACGAAGATAGCGCCACCCCTTTCGATGGACTCTTCGGTCATTGCCATATAGACGGAGAAGAGGCCCTCATAGGCGGTCTTTCCGCTTGCGATGGAGACGCTCGCTGCAAGGCTCGCAGCCTCGGTATTCATCTGCTTGAGGAAGCCGTTCAACTTGTTGAGGTTGGCATCCTGGGAGGTGGTGTCGCCCTGCCAGATGATTTTTTCTATCTTCTTGGCTATTTCGATGTTGAGCGCCTCGGTAATATAGGATTCGAACGAATTGTTCTTCAGTTCCTCAGCGTTGAAGCGGACAAGATACTCAGCGTATTTGCCGAGAAGGAATTTCTCGCACCAATCCAACTGAACTGCGAGAGGTGCTACGGAAATTTTCCTTTCGGAGATTGCGATGCTTCCGGCTGCCTCAAATCCGCAGTTCGCACCGCTCTGGAGAGTGGGGTCTACGTTGAGATAGTGAAGATTCTCGGACGATTTGATGCCGGTCTGGATGCCGATGCGGGAACGGGTGTCGCTTCCGACAAGGGCGAAGTTCTTGAGGAGAACGTCCCTATTCTCCTGCACGTATGCGGAAAGTCCGCTGACTACGGGATTGGTTGTTGCCATAATTTGGAAATATTAAAAATTACTTTTTTCTAACTAAATAGCCTCGTTCCGTGGGGCGTAAAGTTTTTACTTTGCGTTCAGTATGCGGGCGAGGTTGTCGAAGCGCTTGTTCCCCGTCTTGGTGGGTGCGGAGGACTCCTTCATTTCTTCGTGGGCGGGCTTTGCAGCGCTCATCTTCTGGAGTTCTTCGACCTGGGCCTTCAGTGCATCGTTCTCGGCCTTGAGGGCTGCGTTCTCTTCCTCAAGTTCTGCGATCCTTTCCTCAAGGGCGTTATTTTCGTCAGTTTTCTCTTCTGACGGGGTTTCTTCGCCTTCGGGTGTAATTCCTTCACTTTCTTCCGAACCTTCGTCAGAAGCCGTTTCTACGCTTTCTGCGGGGTCGCCTTCCTCGGTAGTCTCTTCGGGAGCGACTTCGGCCTCGGGGTCTTTGATTTCTGCGACCTTCCCGTCCACTACGACCACGACCTTGTTGTCAGCGGTGGTGTAGTCGCCATCGGGTGCGGGAATCTTCTCCCCGTTTTCGTCTTCGATTGTTACGGAATCCCCCTCCTTGAGGTCTTCCTCTCCGTCCCACGCAAGGATTCCCTTGTCGGTGGTCACGCTACCGAACTCCATTTCAAGGAGTCGTGCGATTGCTTTCTTCAGTCGTGTTACTTTGCTCATATTTGTTTTGTCTAAACGTTTAGAAATGCGCTTGAACAATCCTTCCAGAACGGAAGCGATCTCGTCCACTTCATCGGGGTCGGTGTCCGGCTCTACTGCGAAGATCCCCTCAAGGGAGAAGCCCTTGTACGTTCCCGCCTTGACGGCTTCCCATACCTCATCGTTCGTGATGTGGAACTCAGCGAAGAGAGAGCCGTCCGCAATGTCATCGAATCCCTCCACGGAAACTCCGTCCCCCTTGATGAAGTATTGGACCATCTGCACCCCGTCCACGTCCGAACCGGCTTCGTGCATAAGATTGACGAGGTTCTGACGTCCCTCTGCGAGGTATTTCTCCGCCATCTTCCGGATGGTGGCGGGCTTGTACATTATGTAGTATTCGCCCCCTTCGTCATATCGGTAGATCGGGAAATCCGCACGCATCACGACTCCACGCACAAGGCGCTTTTCGTCATCCTGCACTGCGTACTTCTGGACCTCCTTGGCCCGGTCGAACGACTGCCACAAGGACATCACCGCAGGGTCATCCACAAGGGAGATGCGGAGCATCCCGCAGGAATCGTCATCCATCAAGGCATCGTAGACGGGAAGGCCGTTTATTGTCGCTATCATATCGTTGTCTTTTCTCTCTAAATAGCCCGCAAGGGTTTTGCGTAAAAAAGGAGACCCCCGCATCACTGCGGGAGTCCCCCCTTGGCGCACTTGCCCTATGAAAACAAATCAACGAAAAGAATCCAGAAGAGAAGAACGGGGAAGGGTGCGCCTCCCTCCCCTTTAGAAACTGCTTTCGCTTACCCTCACCCGATGGTCGTTGAGGGACGCTTCTATGTCGCTTTCGTAGATGTAGACCCTTTGGTCCGCTATCAAGTTGTTGAGCCTTGACTCATCCGAAGCGGTCGTGATTGTCCGCACCTCCGGAACGCTGAGAACGGGGGCGGGTGCTGACGTGGTCACTCCGGCTGACGATCCTCCCGTGGCATCGGTCGCCCTTATCTTTGCGATGTTCGCCACACCCGCTGCGGTTATCGTTGCTGCGTTCGCTGCGCCTATTATCATTCCGGGGATTCCTCCGGGGTCACGTGCAGCGGTGGCGAGGGCCGAGACCGCTCCCGTCAAGGTGTCAATCGTTGCGGATGCGATGCGAAGAGCCTTCGCCTTCTTTGCGTTCTTGGCGCTCTCCTTGCCGTCCGTTTCCATCATATCCGCAAGACTCCCGAGGATTGAGGATGTCGCACCGGCTGCCCACTCCATCATTTCGATTCGCTTCTGCCAACGCTCGGTCTCTTGTTGTTCCGCAAGTTCGCTCTGACGTTTTTCCTCTTCCTTGGCGTTCTTCCATATTTCGACCTCAAGGTCGGCTGCCTCTTGTTGGTAGGCGAGGTATGTGTCCATATCGGACCGCTCAAGCGCATCGGCTGCGAATTGCTCCAGAAGGGCGAGGCGTTTCTTGTTGCCTTCCTCTTCTATTGCGTAAGTCTTCGCTGCCCGTTCGTTTTCGTCATCAATGAGGATGCCCGCAACATCGGCCCGATTGGCGTACGCCTTCGCAAGTTCGTCAAGTCTGCGCTTCTCGGAATCCTTCGCTCTCGTTTGGGCTTCGGTCATTGCCTTGTCCACCGCTGCGAGGTCGGCTTCCATCTGCTTGTCAATTTCCTCGGCAAGGTTCTCAAGACCTTCAAGGACTCCGTCCTTCATATCCGTCCCGATCTCCTTTCCCGCTGCCTTGACTTCCTCCTTCTTGGACTTAGCGCCCGCCATCATCGTCTCCGCTGCGGTCTGACCGGCTTGGAAATTCTGCTTGAAGGATATGCCGGATTTCATCTCCTGCCCGAAGGCCCTCGCAGCGTCCCCGATTCCCTTGACTCCCTGCTCACGGAAGACCTTGATAGCAGCGACTATGCCCTTGAACGGGGAAATCACGTACTGAAGGATGGCGTTCCCGACTCCCATCACGCCCTTGATGACCTTGTCAATGACTCCGTTCGATGTGACGAACTCGGTCACTTTCCCGATTACATCGGCAAGGACTTCGGCCAACTTTTCGATGATGTTCCCGAGGAAGTCCATAATGGGCTTGAGGGAAGCGCCCGCCTTCTTCATCGCATCCATTGCGGTCTCGTTGTCCTTCAGACAATCGGCAAGTTTCATAAAGACCGACAAGAGGATACCGATGGAAGCGACCGCAGGGGATTTGGCTATTCCCTCCATTCCGTCCTTGAATCCACCGAGACCGCCCGTTGCTGCCCCGAGGCCCTTCCTCAGTGCGTCCGCAGAATCTCCGGCCTTTGTCGCCATATCGGCAAATGCCTTCTTGATTCCTCCGGCATAGTTACCCACGTTCCTCTGGAAGTTGCCCTGCAAGGCATCCATATCCTTGAGTTGGTCGTTTATCCCGTTGATCTCGGTCGCCAACTCCTTGAATCTCGCAGCGCCCGATTCGGTGCTGACGTCTACCGCACGGAGTTGGGTCTTGAGGTCCGCCATTTGTGCGACAAGGGCGTTGTATGACTTGCCCGTTCCCTGCGCTGCTGCGGTGACCTCCTTCCAAGTCGTGCCTTGTGCGTACATCGCATTCTTCAAGGCTGCTTGCTGCTCACGGAGTTGCTTCGTGGCTTCCTGCACCCGTTCGAAGGGAACGCCTTCGTCCGCATTGTTGATGGCTTCCTTCAGTTTTGCGATGTTGTCCCGCAGTTCGGCTATGCTCTTGACGGCTGCGGTATCATTGATTTGTAACGTCATCAGCGTTACCTTTTCGTGCGTTGCCATTATTCGGTGTAGTTTGCTTTATCGTGTACCTTGACAAGTTCTATTTCCGTATCGTCCCACGTGGTTAGGGAGTAGTTCGTCATCTTGTTCAGCGCCCAGATAGCGCCATCGTAGTAGAAGAAGTTCCGCAGGAGGTCGGAATCAACCCGAAGCCCCCGCAGATTCGCCCGACAAGTCAGCACCCTTGTGTCCTTGTCCCATCTATCCGCAACGTATGCCCGCCAATATTGGGCGAATATCCCGCTATCGTCAGCGAAATCCGCAGCCGGAAGTTGCACCTCCGCAGGAGTCCCGAAATCCCAAGAGCGGACGATCTTGCCGGAGTTGTCCCGCAGATAACGGGAGAAGACGGGCAGGGCGCTCACCACCGCATCGGCATCGACCGCACCGAATCCGAAGAACCAACAAGGGACGTGTTCGTTTAGGGTCATCATCATCGGGGTGTCATCCGTCACGCAAGTGTCTGCGGGAGCGTACTTCATTGCGGAGAAGAAAAGCAAGGTGTCCCTCGTTTCGTCCGCTTTGTTGCCGGCTGAATGCGCCTGGACCTTCGGGAAGGAGTCCCACGTGGGCGTATTGTTCCACCACGTCCGGACGGCTGAGAACAAGGGCTGCGGGATGTCGAACTCGCTGCCCGTCCCGTCCGAATCGTAGAGGGTCATTTTGCACCCGTTCTGGAAGGGCGTGGGATAGAGGTGTCCCCCTTGGTCAATGTCGCAGAAGTTCACGCTCCGTTCCTGCACTTCGACCAAACCCTTGAAGACCGAATCCTTCAGAACGTCCACGGCTGCGGTGTCGAACTCGCTGCCCGTGTCCACACGATGCCGTCCGTATGTGCGCCCGTAGAGGTTGGAATAGTACTCCGCAAATTCGCCCTTGTCGTACTTCGTTGCGAAGTCGTACCATTTCGAAGCGAAGAGATAAGGAGTGACGTGCATTTCCTTGCTCCGGTTCACCCGCTCCGTCAAGTCAATGGTCTCCCCGTTGTAGAATGTCTTCCGCTGAAGGATGCGCACCCGCTTCGTTTGTTGGTCAGCGAGTATCAGAAGCCCGAACATTTTGCAATAGGAGAGAAGATAGTCTGCGGGGGTCTTGTCTCCGGAAAGGAGAAGGCGCTTCGTGATGACCGCACCCGTTCGGGCCGAGTCGCTTGTCGTATATCGGTAGGTGCAGCCCTCGGAGTTCTCCACGACTCCGTGGGTCGCAGCCGTCCTTGTCTGGGAATCCTGCGTGTCCGTGAAGACATCGGTCGGACCGACTGCGAAGGGGATCGTTCCCTGCGTTGCCGTGGCGAACGTCTGCGAGAGTGTCACGTATGCGACTCCGTAGGCGGTCAGTTCAAGCGGAATCGGGTTGCCGGTCCACTTCCCGTCCTCATCGAAGTGCCCGACCGCATCAATGACGAGCGTCCCGCTTATGAATGCGGGGGCAGCCGATGAGAAGTTCGCCTCCGTACTCGCCAACTCATTCCCGTCCGAATCATAGGCGGTCAGTTTGATTGTACCGAAGTTGAGGGCGAACCACGTTTCAGCGGACGCTCCCTCGGATTGGCAGTGCATATAATACGAAAGCGCCTCCGTGGCGGTGTCAATCTTCGGGATGACTTGGAGGTTTATCGTGTATTCGGTGGAAGGATTCCCTCCGTTCGGGACGGAAATCGAACCGATGCGGGGAACGAGTGCGCCCTGCACTCCCTCGCTCTGGACCTCCAAGGACGAAAGGATAGGCAGGGTCATCCACGCTGCTTCCCAATAGGGGTTGCCTTCGTTGAAGAACGTCCCGTCCAACTCAACGTCCCATCCTCCGTTGTTGTATTCCTCGCATATTGCCTCAATGACTGAACGGAAACGGATGACCGGACGCTGAAGGTATGAGCGCAGATCCTTCGCCTCCCATTCCGTTATCGCAGCGGGCAGGGATGCGAGGGCGTATCCGCTCCCGCCTTTGGTGTTGTAGCCGGAAGGGATTGCGACTCCGGCATCGGAAGGAAGGAAGACGGCCTTGTCTGCGCTGAACTCTCCCGAGGGGAGTCCGTTGTACATCGGTGCGAAGTTGATGATGTCCCACCTCGGGTCGAAGCCGGAAACGACTACGGGCCAAATGCCGTTGGGCGCACCGCATACCCTCAGAACCTTCCCGTCTTCGGGGATGTCCACACGTTGGCGGGTGTATGTCGTATCCGTCCCGTAGAAGTAAGTGGCGAGGGTGTTCCCCTGCCCGTCATAGACCGCTGCGAGGCATCCGTTCGCAGAGGACGCACCCGTAACCGCATAAACGTCCCCGCTCTTGACGAAGAACTCCGCAACATACTCCGCACGTGTCCCGACATCCAGAGAGCCGTCTTCCGCAATGGTGGAAAGGAGGTACTCCCTTGTCGGGTGCATTTCGATGTCCCTGCCCGCCATCTGCGACCACGCATCAAGGACGGCCGTCCGGTCAATCGTGAAATCAAGTTCCGATGGGTCGGAATCTTCGCCCAGGTAGGCGAGGTCGGCAAGGGTCAGTTTGTCCCCGTCAGCGTTGTATGATAGGCCGTACAAGAACGAGCCGAGTCCCCCGTAGAGGGTGACGGAATATTCCGCTCCCGCTGCGCTCTTCCTTGTGACCTTGTCAAGTTTGCAGTATCCGGATTCCAATATTTCGCTGCTTTCGCTATAAACCACGAACGGGGCACGTGCCATAGGATTATACAACCCGCTGCCCGAAATGCGGTCAGAACGCAGGAAATGCCCGAAAATGCGGTTGTTTGCCGGAGTTGCGGGGAGCGTTATCGTCTTCGTGAACGAATTGCGGACGATCGTGGGGTTGCTCATTTCCTCAAGGACGTAGTTCCAGAGGATGAGGCCCTGCTCCGCAAGGTCCGCACGCTGCCCGTCTATGTATAGTTCAATCTTCCGTCTCATAGCCTACCTCCTTACGAACTCTTGCGCTATCTCTGCGTTTATCGTGTAATGGACCAACTTCCGGCCCTCGCCCTTGAACGTCTTGTAGTCGGTCGTGTTGTCCGTCAGAACGAGCGGGAATATCTGCCCGTCATCGTAGAGGTAGACGGCAGGGGAGTTGAGCAAGTGGTGCATCCTCAGACTCTCGGCATCGGAGAGCCAACCCGTGTGCAGTTCCACGGCTCGGACGATCTCGTTCACGTAGTTGTCCCGTCCCCGATTCGCTGAGTCGGTGTTGTCGTACATCATCCCACGTTCGAACCTTGTCAAGTTGTCCGCCCGCTTGGATGCCCCCTCCAGAAGGAAGGTGTCCCATCCTCCGTAGGCGTTCACGTAGTAAAGGACTTTCGTCCCGCAGGGCTGCACGTTGTAGACCGCCCCGTTCACTTCCACCGATGCGACATCTTCGCCCCACTTGGAGAGGTCGAAGGCTACCGCCCCGCTCCCGCTCTGACGGAGGTTTTCGATTCCGAAATCCACGTTGAAATCGGTGGCGAGGAAGTCCGCAAGTTGTGCGATGCTGACTATCTGGAACGAGGAACGCCCGTCCTTGTACGTGACGTTCAGCCGGACGGATTCGGCATCGAAGACGGAAACGACAAGCGGAGCGAGGGAAGAAGCCTTGCCGTTTATCGGTGCGCTTATGCCGTCCCGCTCGGGATCGTGCCCGTAGTCGTAGGACCAATCATTGCAGAACGTGACGGAATCTATCTCCGTCCCGTCCACTTGGACGGACACCTCCAGAGTGTACGCATCCTCAGCGAAAGCCCCGTCACTCCATTCGGGACGGGTTCGTCCGAGATAGTCCGCTATGATGTCGTTCAACTTCGCCCGCACGCTCGCAGAGCCGGGCTTCCGGTAGGCTTTCCCCGTGTATATCGTCTCCCCGTCCACGACAAGCGAGAAGGCCACGCTTTCGGCCTCCCCGAGGGTCACGACATAGTCTTTCCAAATCGGTTGTATCATATTGTGCTTTTCTAAATAAATAGCAGCGGAGACGGGTGCGGAAACGAAAAAAGGGGCGCTGCATCACTGCGCTCCCCCTTGGATAATTTTACGTGTACTGAAACTTTTCTAAAGTTTGGCTACCTTACGTGTATATATGCTCGGAAAGAAGTTGTTTCTAATTCTGCGACTCTCGGAGTTGGGCCTTGGCGAGATCCCTTTCAAGGCGGGCACGTCTGTGCGCTATCTCGCTGCAAAGGTCGGTGGCTACTATGAGCCGTTCGGTGTAGTAGGGAACGCCCGAACCGGCTTTGAGGATGTTCTGGACGTTCTCCATTGCGCTCTTGAAATTTTCGTCATTCACTACGATGCACGCCTTGATTTGTGCGATCGTCATCTCTTCGGTGTATATCTGCTTCATATGCGTGTTTGTTAAATTGTTTGCACAAATTCGATGTTGTCAAGATTGAGCAATCCCCCTGCCTTCATTATCTCTTGGAGAGTGGACTTGTTCGGGAGGATGTAGGCCGTCTCATCGGTCTTGAACTTGAGGAAGCCGAAGCCATCCACGTAGAGGCCGTAGCCCCTGCTAAATTCGTAGGTCGTGCGTGAGTCCTTGCGGAAGGTGCAACGTGTTGCCCTCTGGATGCGGGCGTGAGTGTTGAAATATTCGGTTGTCATAATGCAATGAGTATTAATGCCTATAAAAAGAAATCTTGATGCCCCTGCGGAGTTTGCAGACGCACTTGTCATCCATTGATGCAAAGGCCCTATCAAGAAGCCTTTCGGCAAGTGCTACGTCCCCGACCATTCTGAGGAATCCGGCAACCCCGACAAGGGTGTTGATGCGTTCGCCTTCGAAGAATCCGTAAACCTTGATCTTCCATTCGAAGTTGATTTGGCGTGTTGTGTATCGTGTCATAATGCAAAAGTGTTGGATGATTACGGGGGCAAAGTTACAAACTTTTTTGTAATCTCCAACACTTTTTTACAACTTTTTTCGTGGGAGGGGTCATTTTTCCGCCAACTGCCCACGGATGTCGAACAACTTGTAGAAGGTTTCCCCGTCCTTTGCTATTGCCAGGGCTATCTTGTCACGATACCTCTCGTTTATCTCTTCGATGCTTTCCTCAAGGTCGTGCGTCCCCTTTGTCCCCCCGTTGGGGTTCTTCAGATTCTTTTGATTCGGGGACAAGCCCGCCATTGCCCGTCCTATGAGGAAGGCCAACCCCTCGGGAGTCGGGAGTTTCCCGTTCTTGTCGGGGCGTGGGAGGACCGGCTTGGCCCGAATCCATTCAAGGATCTTGTTCACGGGAGGCCAATGCGGGCGTGTGTCGTTCTCCACGTATTTCCAATATTCCGCCACGTTCAGCGACACTTCCCACCGCTGCCCGTCCCCTTCGACCTGGAACTCCACACTATTGAGAAGTTCGCCCGATGCGATGCGATCGTGCGTGATGAGTTTGTCTTGGTACAAGTTGCGGACTTCCTGCCCGTATTCCTCCAGAGTCTGACGGAGATTTTCGAAACTGAGTAACTCCATATCCTAATGTTGTTTTATGTACTTGTTCCGCTGCGATTCAATCCACGCAGCCTTGTCCCTGCGGTAACTGAGGATGTTCAAGAACTCAATGGCGGGTTTCCGCATCACCTCGTCCCACGAACTGCGGACGGCCTCGCTCGCTTCGTCTACGCTTGCGATCCATCCCCACTTGGCTTGGAAGCCGTCCGAACCTTCGCTATCTCCTTCAGCGTCTTCTCCCTCATCATCGGGTCTTGTATCCTCTTGGCTGCCCGTTCCGAGTAGTTCAGTGAATCGGCTATCAATCTCTGCCACGATAGCAAAAAAAAAGCGACTATGGCGAGGGCTTCCGTCATCGGCATTTCCCCGAGCGCCTTCTGGAGTTCGTCAATGTCGTAGCCTTCGTTGTAGCGGTGACCCTTCGGGACAAGCAACACCGAAAGCAACTGCAAGAAATATTTCTCCTTGTCCACTGCATATGCCTTGAAATCTATGTACTGCCCCGTTTCAAGTTTGCGGAAGTCCTTGACGGGAGCGAGGACGAAATCCCCGCAGCGGTATTCCTCTCGCACCTCCGGCTTGTAGTCGGGGACGGAGATGAGGAAGTCCGCTCCCCGTGCCATCTGCGAATATTCCTCAATCGGCAAGTGCAGGAGTTCCTCCTCCGTCACTCCGCTCAGAATTGAGACAATCCGGACCTGCCTTTCGATTTCGTCAAGGCCTTCGTCATCATTGGCTGCGACTATCTCCAGATATTTCGCAACGCTCAAATCTTCGTATCTTGTTATCATCTTCTTCTTCCTCCTATATGGATAGTGTACTGCCCGTATCCTGCGTTCTGCCCGTATCGTGTGAAACAAGCGTACCGCATTGCGTCAAGGGCGTGGTTGTATGTGTCAATCGGGTAGTTGGTCAGTTCCCCGTCCTTGTCCTTCTCCCAGACGTAGTTCCGGCCCTCGTTTATGAGGTTGAGGGAATCCTTCGTGAAGTGCCATTTCCATCCCTGCATCCATTGGATTTGGAACTTCAGTTTCTCGCTTCTGACGGGTGCGTCCTTGGAGCAGGGGATGACGTTCAGCCCCGACTCCTTTATTTCGGCTATGCTCTTCGGCTCTGCGCAGTCTGCGTATATCGGTGTGCGGTTGTCCGCTCCCTTTTCCCGCAGCCGTTGCGCTATATGCCGGTTAAGCATCGCACGTTCGTAGCACATCTCCTGCACCCACGCCTCCTTCTTCCTCGGGTCTGCTATCACTTTCACGATGGCGGTGGGGTCGTTCGTGAAGCCGAAGTCCATCCCCCAAACTTCCTGCAACTTGCCGGACAATTCGGGCAGGGTGTCGCACGTGTCAAATTCGTAGATCAATCCCTCCAACGTTCCGACCTTCCCTTCCCCGTACACTCTCCACCAATTCTTGTCGGACTTGTTGCTTTCGATTTCACGGATCTGCTCCCCCGTCAAATAGGGGTTGTCCTTGTAGGTGGAGTGGATGCTCCGGCAATTGGGGCGGGGTTTGATGTGTTCGTGAATCCAGAAGGAGTGGGTCGGGTTGTAATCGAATATGCAGAAGAGACGGGTTCGGACCATCAGTTGCCGGATGGTGTCCCACGGGACGTGGTTCGCCTCGTTCACGAAGAGGACGTCACGTGCAGGGCCGTGGACCTTTCCGGGTTGGTCAGCGCTGAAGAACTCAATCAGCGAACCGCTATCGAAGTAGTAGATGCTTTCGGACTTGTTCCAAGCGTTGTCGTCCCATTCGTCAGCGAGGATCGTCTGGAAGTCACGGATTGCGCCTCGCTTCAAGTGGGGGAACGTCTCGGAAACTATTGAGATGAGCAAGTTCGGGATTCCCTTCGCCATTTCGACAAGGAGTTCGATCGTGGAGAAGGTCTTGCCGGAACGTGTCCCGCCCTCGTTGTCAATGTATCTGACGGAAGGGTCGGTCAGCGCTTCCCGCATTTCATAATATACCCGTGTCTTGCTATCTATCATTCCGTCTGCCTTCTATGCTATCGAAGAGGTCTTGTATCTGCTTTGCGTCCTCGGCATCCTTCGCCACGATCGGGGCGACTCCCTTGACGTTGATGTTCTGCACGGACTCCCCGAGAATCTTCTGGAGTTCTGCAATGTCACGGAAGGAGAGCGTGTCATCCTTGGAGGCGTTTTGCAGCGCCTTTGCGATGAGGTACTCCCGTTTCGTCATAGATGAGTCGTTGTTTATTTTCTCTTCCAGAGCCTTCCGGAGCGTTTCGGCAATCGTCCGGTTGAGTTTCTTCGCCTCGGTTGATTTGCGCTGCGCCTCCTTTGCGCTCTCGGAAGAGAACTGCGTGGCGGGGTTTCCGCTTTCGCCTTTCTTGTATCGTCCCATATCAGTTATTTTTTTCAAATTTTCGATTTGACGGGCTTTCTCCCTTCGGGTGGTGTAGTTGCCCGTCCCGCCCTGCGTTCGTGCGTCACGTGGCTTTTATTCGCCTTCAAAGGGGTACTGCTCGCTCAGTCGCTTTATTATTTCCCGTTCCCTATCGGAAAGGTTCAGTTTTGTTGCTGCTGCCCGCTCTGCTGCTGCCCGCTCTGCTGCTGCCCGCTCTGCTAAAAGAAAACCGCCTCCGAAAAGGCTGCGCCCCTGCTCCTTGCAGGAGTCGGAATCGTTGATGTATTCGCACGCCACCTTCGGAACTTTCCATTCGATGCCCCTTGTCACTATCTTCCGCAATGTTGCTGCGGTGATGATGTTGTCGGGGTAGACGAATTGCTGCTTCGTCTTGTCCGGTTCTGCTTGCGCCTCTTCTATCATATTCTGCAATTCCGGGCAAAGCCATATGCGGGTGTCGGGAATCATATTCGTGATGAAGCCCGTCCCGATGTTCGCCCCGTTTTCATATATGATGTCGCTATCGGTAACGATATACGTGAGGTCGCAGTCCGAGGCGGAGAAAAGGGTGAGGGCGGGTGCGAAAAGGAAGAACGGAATGTCCCTCCCGCAATAGAAGCGGATGATTTTGGCGAGGATAGAAAACGGGGGATTGTCAATGACCACGCAGCCCTCGGGATAGTTCTCCTTCTCAAAATCCCCGTTCGGATAAAACGGGCGAACTATCTTCTTACCCGCCAAAGATGTCACCCGTTTGTCCACGAAGTCCCGCACCGCATCATAGACGGCAGGGGGAGTGTAGCAATCATCGGTGGTCAGTTTCTGCTTGAACTTGTCCACGAACTCATCGTAGCCTTCGCCTCCTTCCTTGCCTTCCGTACTCAGCCCGTTCGCCAAGGCCTTGTCAGCATCCCAGACGGGCACACCGAACTCGGCCAAAGGGAGATCGTCCCACTCATTGGCGAGTGCATCGTAGTCCCACGAACCGAACGTTCCGTTGTCCTTCATCGCCCTGCGCTTCACGGCTTCCCTATCTTCTTCCGTTTCGGGGTAGTACACCACCACGGGAACGGATTTGAGGGCGAGTCCCTTCGCTGCGGTGGTGCGGAGGTTTCCGGCAAAGACCATAAATTGGGGCATATCGTCTTCAGCGAACGCAAGAATCGGGCGGTCCTCAAGGAAGTCGGGGTCTTGCGCTATGCTCCGGCTCGTCCGGTCTATGTCCAATTGTGTCCACGTTCTCGGATTGGCGGGAAGCCAATCAACTGACCCGTCATTCAAAATGAGGTATTTCGGGTCAATGTTCCTTTTCTCCTTCTTCATCCTATTCCGTTATTTTCTTTGGTTTTCGTTTCTGAGCGGGTTTCTTCTTCGGGGCGGGGGTTTCCTCCACTCCGGCTGCGTCCGTTGATTGTGGCGCATTTCTGAGCGTGTGCAGGTAGATGGGAGTCACCGCTGCGAATAGTTCCGTCATACACCTTTGGCAGTTGGTGTTCAGCCGGAGCGAGGTGTTCCCCGTGTCAAGGGTGTAGATCGTGTGTATCTCGGTCAGCGCTGCACGCCCAGGATAGCGGACGTACTTGCTCCGTTCGAACATTTCGAAGAGCGCCCGATACTTGTTGAGCGCCTCCATTGCTTTGTCACTTAGAAATTCTTTCATATTCGCTTCTTATTTCGGGAAGGCCCTTCCGATTAGGACGGAGAGCCATTCCTTGGTCAATAACATAAACTGCCCCGCAGGGAGTGCGAGAAGGCTGCACACCGCAGCCACCGCAACCGATGCGAGGGAGAACGTTCCCGCAAGGGCGCTCCAGACGATGACGGCCCAGAACGCCATACAAGTCCCGCAGTCGAAGGGCGGGAGCGGTCGCAGGTTCTGCACCCCGAGAAGACGGGCCAAAAATCTCCGCCACGACTCCGTGAATCCGCTAACGTCCACGATGTAGACGGCAATGAGCGCCACTATGATTTCATTCGCCATATTTCTTCAGTATCTCCTTGCGTATTCTCATACATTCGCTCCGTGCGGTCATATGGGAAAGACCGAGCATCTGCCCCAACTTCCGGTAACTCCCGCACTCCGCATAAAGTAGGATGATCGTCCGGTCCGCTTGCGATAGTTCCCGTTCGATTATCTCCTTGACCCGTGCGACCCGTGGTTCATCCTCGTTGAAGATTGACGGGTCGAAGCGATAATCATTCCGTGCCTTCCTATATTCCGCTATCGTTTCCTTTAGGGTCATCTGCCTTTCGCTTTTTCTATTGCCTTGTCGCTTATGTCAGCGCCCGCTCCGATGTTCACGCTCCGGCTTCTGAACCGGCATATCTCTGCGTAATACGTGGAGCGGTTGCTGCGGTATTGGTTCAAGATGATTCGGGCGAGGAAGAAGTTCATCTGCCCGTGTTCCCATAGGTCCACGATCCGTCCTTCGTCATACTCGCAGAGGATGCAGTAGACCATCTGGGAAAGGTCGGAAAGGTCGGCATCCAAGTCCCGATGGGCTATCCGTGCCACCATCTTTTCGACCGCCCTTTCCCTTGCGAGGTCCGCTATTATCGTCATCTTGTCCACTACCTATAAATAGCCCGCTATCCTCGGTCGGAAAGGTAGCCGTCCACCTCTCCGATGAATTGCTCAAGACTCCGGCATACGATGTACTTGTAGCCCGCCTTTTCGACTGCGATCTGCCACGCCATCTGGGCGGGGGACTGCTTCCCCTTGGCTTTCTTCATCTCAATACAGAGTCCGTGGTAGTCCTTGTTCGGGTGCATCAGCAAAAGGTCGGACACTCCGGGCACGACTCCTTCGGCCTTGAGGATAGCCCCCGTCACCGCATCCCGTGCGCCCCCGTTGGGGACTGCGAAGAGAAGCGGTGCGAGGTCTCGGTGCTGAAGTCTGAACCACTGGACGCAGCCACGCTGAATCCGGCTTTCCTCGTTCTTCATTATTCCTGCCCTTCCTCCTTGACGAAGTCCACCTTGTAGCCGTATGCTGCCTTGACGAAAGCCTCCGCCATTTCGAAGGAGCGCTCCACGATCCTTTCGTCCGTCACGGCTGACGGGTTTTGGCAGAGTGACGATAGGCACATCTGGGCGATCGCTTCACGCTTCGCCATCAGCATCCTCTTGAGTTGTTCGGTCTTTTGTTCATCGGTCAGTTTCGGGGCTGCTCCTTGCAGCGCTCCCGCTTTTACTTGTGTTTTGCTCATAATTTTGAATGTTTAAAAATTGTTGGTATCGTCTAATTCCACGATGATGCTTTCCACGTCATCGGAAAGGAGGTCCAGGGCTTGGCGGTATCCGCTCAACTCCCCGTCATAGTAGCCCCGACTCGCTTCGGGATGACGTTCCAAGAACGCCCGCAGGGTGTCCACCCGCTGCTCAAGGACTTTCCTTATTGCTTCCTCTTTGTCCATACGTCAGAAAAATAGCCCCTTCTTCGTCCCAAATTCAAAACAAAACAACGAAATACAAAAACTCTTTAAGGTAAAACTTCGGGCTTCCCGAAGGGGCTTTCATTTATTCCACTATATTCGCTTTGTCATATTCCCATCCTACGGGCGTGAATCCGTTGTCCGTTATTACTCGCTCCATTTCTTCGGGGCTGAAATAGAACAACTCGTTACACCTTCCCCAATTCAGTCTGCGTTCACGATATTTCAAGTGTAGGGCGTTTTCTATGTTCATCGGGAAGACGGCTTCCAGAAGGAATTTCTCCCCGTAGTAGTCCGTCAGTTTGTCCCGTTCCAATTGTTGAAGTCGTGCGTGCGGATATTGCGCTGAACCTATCTTGTACACTTGATACGATTCCCGCATCTTGTCATCCGTGAACTCCAGAGTCAGAACCCGTGCGATGTATGTCTTCTTTGAAAACGTGTTCGCTCTCATCGTTATTCCTTGTATTCAAAAAATTTCAGTAGCCCGTCCGTGTCAATCGGTGCGAGTGGTTTGAAGTTGCGGAGGGCCTTGAAGATGTTCGCCCGCCTTTCTGCGGTCGCTCCCTCGCTTATCGTGAGGAAGAGAAGAACCAACTGCGACACCTCACAAGCGAGGGCGTGGAACTCCGCATCCCGCACTCCTGCGAACTCTGCCCCTTCCCTCATCACGATCCGGTCGAAGTGTTGGTCGAAGGCCGTCTCAAGGCAGGAGATCATCAGCCCGCAGTATCTACGGGCTTGCCGTAGGGCTTGCTTGTTGCGCTGCACCATCGTGCCCCGTGCGCCCTGCTTGTCCAGAGCATCCGCAAGGCGGTAGGCTTCTATCTCGGCTGCGTATATCTTGGACATTATGCCGGCTACGATCGTCATCCCTTCAAGGGTGAGGTCATCCCGCTGCTCGTTTATTATCTTCATACCTTCTCCAATGCTTCAAGGAATTTCTTCCTGCTCTTGTACCACTTGTCCCCGATGCGGTAGTGGACTTGTGTCTTCCCGAACTCGCCCGTCTTCTCATCCTTGTCGGTAAACCTTGT